GGCGAAAGCATAATTGGTAATTTATAAGGAGATCGTCAGATGATTAAACCACTATTAGAAAGTTTAACTTTTGATCAAGCTGGAATGCAAGTATTACATGAAGGCGAAGGTGACAAGAAAAACTTGTTTATGAAAGGTGTATTCATCCAAGGCGGAGTAAAGAATCAAAATTCACGTGTTTATCCACTTGAAGAAATCGAAAAAGCGGTAACTTCAGTGGACGAACGCTTGAAAAGTGGTTATTCTGTATTAGGTGAAGCAGATCACCCTGAAGAATTAACAGTGAATTTAGATCGTGTGTCACATATGATTGAATCTATGTGGATGGACGGTCCAAACGGAATTGGTAAACTTAAGATTTTACCAACCCCAATGGGAAACATTGTAAAAACCCTTTTGGAAAGTGGAGCAAAATTGGGTGTGTCATCAAGAGGTACCGGTAACGTAAATGAATCAGGCAATGTGTCTGATTTTGAAATTGTTACTGTGGACATTGTTGCACAACCATCGGCACCAGATGCTTATCCAAAAGCAATATATGAAGGTTTGATGAACATGCGTGGCGGAAGACGTTTATACGGCATAGGCGCAGACGCAATGTATGATCGCAAAGCAGAAGGCTATCTAAAAGACGAGATAGTCAAATTAATAAAAGAGTTGAAGTTATAAGGAGAACTACTCATGGCAGATATTTTTAACGGAATACTTGAGTCGGATGCAATTTCAGAAGAAATGAAAACTCAGATTCAAGAAACGTGGAAAACAAAGTTAGACGAAGCCAGAGAAGAGATCACTGCTGAACTTCGCGATGAATTTGCTCAACGTTATGAAAATGATAAGAGTCAAATTGTTGAAGCTATGGACACAATGTTAACTGACAGAATTACAGCTGAAATAGAAGAGCTTAAGGCTGACAGAGCATCATTGGCTGAGCAAACAGTTGCTTACAAAACTAATATTGATAAACATATTGGTCTAGTAGACAAATTTGTTGCTGAGCAATTAGCTAAAGAAGTAAAAGAACTACACGCTGACAGAACAAACTTAAAAGACAATTTTGCAAAATTGGAAAACTTTGTTGTTAAACAATTAGCAAAAGAGCTAACTGAATTTGAAAACGATAAAAAAGCAGTTATTGAACAAAAAGTTAAATTAGTAGCAGAAGGCAAGAAAATGATTGCTGATGCAAAACAACGTTTTGTTTCAAAAGCGGCTGGTGTTGTTGAAAAAACAGTTGAGAAAAGTTTGAGAAGCGAATTATCACAACTTAAAGAAGATATCAAAATTGCTAAAGAAAACAATTTTGGTAGAAAAGTATTTGATGCATTTGCAGGCGAGTATATGTCTTCTCATCTAGCCGAAGGTACAGAGGTTAGAAAACTTCAAAAAGAATTAGAAGCTGTTGCAGTTAATACCACTGAAGCAGAATCTAAGATTAAAGAAAAAGACGCAGAAATTGAAGCAGTTCAGACTAAATTAAGAATTGCTGAAGATAAAAATGTACGTGAAAAAACTCTTACAGAGTTAACTACAAATTTATCCAAAGAAAAGCGTAGAGTAATGAATGAATTGCTTGAGTCAGTACAAACAAGCGATTTAAAAAAACAGTTTAACAAATACTTACCAGCAGTTTTAAATGAATCAGCTCCAGCTGAAACAAATAAAACTATGGTTACTGAATCAGTAACCGAGGTAACTGGTAACAGAGAGGCACCTGCTGAAACAAGTTCAGACACTGGTGACATTGTTGAACTTAAAAAACTAGCAGGTCTAGGAGTTAAGTAAAATGACAAACATGATCAATGAAAATTGGACAGAAACTAAAACAGCATTGATGGAAGGCTTAAACGGCCAAAAGAAAACATCAATGGACGCTGTCCTTGAGAATACAAAGAAATACTTGGCTGAGGCGGCTTCAACTGGTGCCACAGGTGCTGGAAACGTAGCGGCTTTAAACAAAGTAATTCTTCCAATTATCAGACGTGTGATGCCTACAGTTATAGCTAACGAAATCGTTGGTGTTCAACCAATGACTGGTCCAGTAGGCCAAATTCACACATTAAGAGTTAGATATTCAGATGCAAAAGACGGTGTAACAGCAGGTACTGAAGCACTTTCACCTTTTGAAATTGCAAGATCATACTCTTCAAATCCAGGTTCAGGTACACAATCACCTGTATCAGGTGCTACTACTTCATCATTAGAAGGTGAAG